GCTAGCTGCTTGCTTCCCGCCGCTTGCTTGCGCAGTGCGTCGACGATCCACGACGGACATTCCGGCGGTTCCTGGCCTTCTTCCGTATCTATCCACTCGTAGGTAGGCCCATGCGGATGCACGCTAGGCGGCGCGACCACATACCCACCATTTCCGCGCGTATCGATGCCGAGCCCCAAGCGCCCGCCGCTGATCGTCAAGCCCGACCCTTGCGGGAACCTGAAAAAGTATTGCATACCGCCGCCGCCAGTGCGAACGGTTGGACAATCCGGCAACGGCATAGGGAATGACCGCAGCGCTTCCGTAATCGTGCGCCCTGGCTTCTCGTCGACATCAAGCACAAACAAGCCCGACGCTTCGCCCGTAGCAATCGCCACATTATACCCAGGGTCCTCATCCCACCATTGACGAATCAAATTCGCATCGCGCGTCGCGTCTTTGAATCCGTTCGGCGTAGCAGGCACCTTCGTGCGCGGCAAGCATGGGAAGACGGACCAGCCCTGCGCGGCATATGCCAGCGCAGCATCACGAAAAACGCTCATGGGTTTTCTTTCGTTTTTATCTCGGAGTGCCGAAAAGGATTCCTACAAGACAGTAGATCCATAGTGGAACCTGCGACGCAAGCAAGACGACAAGGCCAGAGCGGAATTCAGGGCTCACGCGTCACCCCTCGGCGCATCCGGCAGCGTCGGATCAATCCCCAGCAACCAGCGCAACGACCTCTCCGCTTCGGTGAATGTGCCCTCCTGGAGGACTAGCCGCCCGCCCTCCCAATGCGTCGAATCGTAGGACAGACCCGTGGGCGTGCGGTAGATGGTCAGCGTCCTGTCTGCCGCGCGCAGGGTTACGCCAGGGTCTTCGTCCCCACCCCGCCCAATCGCAGCGGCGAGGGCGGCGTGCATTATCGCCCGCGCGTTGTTGTTTTTATTGATTCCAGGCACCAGGAAGTCCAGCACCTCGCCCACCTCGGACGGGTCGCCAGAAAGCGATACAGGCGCGGAAAGTGCCGCATCCACCATCCCCTCGCTCACCGTCACCGGCTGCGCTGGGCGGGTGTTCCAGTGCTTGAGCAACGCAGCAACCGCATCGTCTTCGGTAAGCGCGGAATGATCGACCGTGAGGTGACAATCAAGGCAATGCGCCTGCGCTGACCAGTAACCATACTCGCCCAGCCAAGTGTTCAGCTTGACGGGATGCGTTGGCGATCCGCACAGAGGACACGGCAAAAGCTCGCTGTGTGTGGTCATGGCTTGGCCTCCTTCGTGGCGTTCTTCGCGCCTGCGACAATCGATGCGATTGGCTCGCCGGACCTGATGCGCTTTGCAAATGTCGTCTGTTGCATGCCGAGCTTTCGCGCCCAGCCGCGACCAGAAAGAGTCTCGCCTTCGTGTGTAATTAGCTTCGTTCTTCTGCTGTTCCAGGACTGCTCTAGTGGCCTTGCCCATCGGCAATTCTCTGGCGAGTAGCCCTTAGAGTTGTCGATCCGGTCTATGCTCATCCCTGGTGGCCTCTCGCCCATATCGGCGAGGAAGTTGAGAAATGAGCCGGCCCACCGCTCGCACATCCCAATGCCGGCGCCGCCATAATCATGGTAGTTCTTATTTGTTTTACTTAGGCACCTTGCGCGCATATATTTCCAGGTCCTCCACGTCGGCGAGCGGCCGTGTCGCGTTGCGTAGCCGTGTTTCTTCTCAGGCATGCCCACCCCCAACCCGCGCCAGGAAGGCGTCGATCTTGCTGCGTAACTCATCTACGCCCGCGCCGATTCCGGGGTATTCCTCGCGCAAGACATTCTCACTGCGCCCTTCAGCATCAGTAACCGCAATGTACGGCAGGGCGCCCACCAACAACTTCGCAGCCTCATCCCGCTGCGCCTCGGCCTTCATGCGCAACTCATAACCTAGCGTCACCTCCTGCTGATATTCCTTGCGCGTCAGCCCGCCCGGCTCCCATCCATCGGCTTGCATCTGCGCCAGCTTGGCCCGCGCCTCGTCGCGCTCCTTGATAACTGCGCCGATCGTTTTCTCGGCAAACTTCACGCCGTTTAGCGTCGCGTCGAGTTGCGCCCGCAGGGCGCGCCGGTCATTGATCGCTTGCAGCGCCCATGCCCGCATTTCCGTGGACAGGTTGGAGTTTACCAACGCAACCGACAGCGGCGTGTCGGGGTAGTCGATTGGGTCGCTGTCGCTCATTTGGTCGCCTTTCGCTTGACGTTTCTGGCCCGCATCAGCGCCCGCATCGCATCGTCAGGATCGACCCAATCGACAACGCGGCAGTTGTGGAACTCCGCTTGGTCCCACTCTGGCGGGTCAAACATCGTCACCCATCCAAGCCAGCACTTGCCGTCCCATAGGTAGCACGCGCCATGCTGCCCGCTCGCGCTCTGAACGGTCACAAGGTAGACGCCTGGACGCGGCGGCTTCTTGGTGCCGTTGATTGGGCCGGGGAGATTCTTTTTCATTTCTTCGCCTTTCGCTTGGTCTTGGTGATCTTGATAGGACAAACCTCGGACGTGCTGGCCGGATCTAGATTGACGACACGGAACGCCCCGCGCTTCGCCTTCGGCTTGGTCTTCACAGCTTCACCCCCCCCAGCGCGGCGAGCGATCGCTGTAGAACTTCGATTCGTTCAAGACGGTCCTCGCCGATTGCCTCAAAGCGTTCAGCGTCCTTGAAATGGACGCCGACAGCCTGCGCCGCCTTCGCCACCGCCAGGAGTTGCGGAAGGGCGTTACGCATGGCGACGATGAGCGCGGCCGTGGCAATATCTTCGGCCCATTGGGCTGTCGGACCATTGATGATTGCCATGCGATGATCGGCGCCGTCTCTGATTTCGTCTTGCACAGATGCCCACGGCACCGGCACTGCCTCCGCGTGCAGCTTGGTGAGGTGGTCGAGGATGTTCATTTGCCTTTCTCCTTCGGCTTTGGTTTCACTGATCCGCGAAGCACAAACCGCGAACGCTTGCAAATTGGGCAATGGAATTTCTGCACGTCTGGCAGCCATCCCATCGAGCGCTTGCAGCATCGCGGCCATGCCATGCTAATATCCGCGCGCTTTCTTTAGTTGTTTCTCTAGCGCTTCGGCGCGCACTTCGTAGCGCTTTATGCGCGCCAAGACTTCCGGCAGCTTATCAACTGGAACGGACACAAGGTCTTCGCGCAGAACGCGCGCAAGTCTGCGGCATTGGTGCGCGCGCTCTTCCATCAAGTCATGCTCTGCGTTCATAGATCCTCAATGCGGATGACGGTGCACGGGCGACCCTTGGTCCAATCGTGCACGTCCGGCGGCATCTGCGAGCATGTAAACTGCTCGTAGAAAATAGAAGCGCAAGCGTCTTTGTCGTCGATCAAAAGGCCGACACGCACGAGCGCGTCAACCAAGCCCTTGGCCCCGCCGATCAAGTTAGCGATGTCGGCGCACCTGACCTTGCGGTAAGCGGTTACGCATATCTTGCGTGGTCCTTTGGCCCGTGGGATGCTGGACGCCTGGACACGCAACGCCGTTTCCGCGCGCTTGGTGTCGCGGTGACGCTGCGACCAATGCCAATGATCGCGCTTGTTCTGGCTTGGTATTTCGTAGCTGATGACTGCTTGCATGTGGGTGTAACCTTGCATCAGAATGGGACTTCATCATCAGTCGGAATCATCGCCCGATAAGCCGGCTCGGCTTCGTCTGCGCCCGGTTCTGGCGCTGGCATGTCGGGGCGTTCGTGAAACTCGCGCCCAACAATTTCCGGCCACCTTCCGCCAAGGCGAAGCAGTAGGCGCTTGACCAAGCGAACGTCACCAGCGTTGCGCAGTTCGTCGAGCTTGTCGAGTGCTTCAAGCGCTGACGGCGGGGCACTCGCGCCGGGCTGGCTGGTGATTTCTTCCCACCACTTTTCCGCCTTGTTGCGCGCGAATCCCGTATGCCCAAAGCACACCCACTCGCTCACGTCTTGCCGGAATCCGTGCGAGTAGGTGACGCGCAAGGTTTGCGGCGCGTCTTTGACCTTCTCTTGCTTGCCGGTCGCTGCGTTCAGGCGCTTTTTGTTGTGCACGGCCCAATCCCATGACGTTACGTCCACCCATTCTTCGGTGTATTCCACCAGCGGCGACACGTCGTGCGCGAATTCGTCATGCTTGGCAGTCTCTCGCGGGAAGACATGGCCGCAGCAGTGACAGGTCACGGCCGCAGCGGGCAAGATTTCCTGACATTGCGGACACGTCTTGGTCGGCGCGTCAACCTCGCCCTTAGCCTTGCGCTTCTCGCGGATTTCGATGGCATCAACCGGGCCGTGCTCACTGATGACGCCGGCCATATCAAGTACCAGGCAATCACGCTTGCCCGCATCGATGCGCAAGCCGCGGCCAACCATCTGCACATAGAGCCCCGCGCTTTGCGTTGGGCGCAGAAGTGCGATCAAGTCAACGTGTGGCGCGTCAAAACCAGTCGTCAGCACGCCAACCGATACCAAGCAGCGCAGGCCCTTGGCCTTATATCTTCCGATGAGTTCCGCACGCTCATCGCTTGGCGTGTCGGCCACGATTACGGGTGCCTCAATGCCTCGCGCAGCGAGCGCGGCCGACACCATGCCGGCATGCTTGACGCCACAGCAGAAGACTAGCCACGTCTTGCGGTCGCCGCCGTAGCGCATGAGTTCATCGCACGCCGCCGCAACCTTCGCATCGTCGGCCATAACGTCTTCAAGCTCGCCAGCGATATACTCGCCGCCGCGAATGTGCACGCTCGACAGGTCAGGCGTGCCGCCGTTCTTGCCGCGCAGCGGGCAGAGAAAGCCTTGGTCGATAAGGTCGCGGACCTTGGCCTCATAGCATACCGACTCAAAAAGCTTCCCCTCTCCGTGGATATACCCGCAATCTAGGCGGAAGTCCGTCGCAGTCAGGCCCACAAGTCGAAGGTTCGGATTGATGACGCGCAAGTCTTCTAGCAGCTTCCGATACATCCCTTCCCCATCAGTAGGGATCAGGTGCGCTTCGTCGACCAGCAGAAGATCAAAGCGACCAAGCTCGCACGCGCGCTTGTAAACGGATTGGATGCCGGCGCAGATGATTGCATCGTCAGTGTCCCGGCTCTTGAGTCCCGCGCTGTAGACGCCAACGGGCGCCATAGGGTCGCCCCATATACGCCGGATCGTGTCGGCAACCTGGCCGATCAACTCGCGCACGTGCGACAGGATCAGTACGCGCCCGCCCCATCCGACCGCATCCTTGGCCATTGATGAGATTACCGCGGACTTGCCCGCGCCGGTTGGCAGCACGATCAGCGTAGGCGACGGGCTCGCCCTCATGTGTGCGTAGGCCGCGGCTATCGCTTCGGTTTGGTAGGCGCGCAAGATCACTCGTCTTCCCCCTTGCGCATAACGCGCGGCACGTAGCCCATCAGAAGCGTTCGCTTGCGGTAGATCCAGCCATGCGGGCCGGCGACCTGTTCGACATACCACCAGCCCCACGGCTCAGTTGCAAGCGCTGCGAGAATCGCCGGCACGGTTCGCTCGCATAGCGTAGCGAGTTCGCCGATGCCTAGGCCTTCCGGTTTCTCGTCAAGTTGTTTGAGGATTTTTGCAAGCATAGGTCGCTCCTTGGGCGTACTCTGATGCCCGGTGTTGCCACCGGGACACAGGGTCACGCCCAAGGCGCGGCGCCAGTTGCCGCTTGCGGGGCAGGGACCGGAGCCGGAGCGATCGTACCGCCGCCCATCGATTCCACCTTGACCACCTTGTTTTGCAGCCCGCCGCCGGGGCGGGTGTCGGGAACAACCTTGACCGTCACGCGCACTACCTTGTTGCAAAACTCGTGCGCCGCTTTCGGCGTCATAATTCCGGTAGCGCGGCACAGCGCGGACAGTTGGCCTTGCCCGATCTGGACCGCTTGCGCGTTTGCGTTCTCAAGGTTGATGCGGTGAAAGACCGTGCGCTTAGCGTACTTGCCATCGGCCACGCGAAACTCCACGACAAGCTGCACGCCGCCGGGGGTCTTGGTCGGCTTTTCTTCACATTTGACGATCATGCACGGATATGCGCCATCTGGCAGCGGCTCGAAACCGTTCTCCGGCTCGACCTTGTTTGCGTCGAAGCCCTTGTTGAAAAAGTTCATACTTCCTTGCTTTCTGGTGCGGTGTGCACCGGTTGTGCTGCCGGAGCAGCGGGGGTAAATGCGGCGGTGATGCCGGCGAGGATTGGCGCCCAATTCATTGGGACTTCTGGCGGCAGGTTGTAGCGGTTCTTGGCCAAGTGCGTGGGCTGTTCGGTACAGAATAGCGCACGCTCGCCGCCGCCGATAGCGCGCACGCGCTCTTTATTGAAGCCCCTATCTTCGCTGTCCGTGAATACTTTATAATTCGCGCACAACAAAGCGTCGCAGCGCTCAATGGTCATGGGCATAATTGATTTATGCAGGCGCGGCTGGAAGCGATCGTACCCAGCGGTGCGCGGGTCATCGTACCGGCGGATTTCAAGATGGCCGATGAGCACGATAGCCAAGCCCTTTGACCGCACGACTTCCAGGCGATCGAGGAAGGAAGCCCACAGCGCAGCCACAAGCGGGAAGCCGCGGCCGTACGGGATGTCCTCGACCGCCGCAACGTGCGCTTCTTCGGCAACTTGACGGCAGGCCAGAACCTCAAGCGCGGACACGCTGTCGATCACTAGCGCCTTGTAGCCGCTCGGCTCAGCCGCTACGGCATCGATGAGCGCGAGCGCTTCGTGCCAGGTCCTTGGACGCGGCAGGCGCGGAACGTCGAGCGCGTCGGCGCCTTCTTCCGCTGGAAGAATCAGCGCGCCGGGGAATGCGGCGCCCAATGTGGTCTTGCCGATGCCCGCCGGGCCGTACAGAAACAGGCGCGGCGGTCGCGGAGTTTTGGTAGTGGTAACGGGTAGAGGCATGGGGGTTCTCATTTCTGCTGCCTTGGCAGCGTGTGGGGTTAGTCGTCTTCTGATTCGCGCATGATTTCGTCGGCGTCATCGTCCAGCAGCCCGCTCTGGACATCGCGCGCCGCGCGGTTCTCTGCCGCGCGCCTAGCTAAGTCCATGAGCGTCAAGTCTTCCATCTGATCCATGCGCGTCTGATCGTGTATCGTGTGCAATATCTGTTCAATTTCGTCCCACAAGTCTTCCGTGAAGTCCTTGGGATTGCCGCAGATTAGCTCTTCTTCGATCTTATCCGCGCGCCGTTCTTCGGCGTATTTTAGCGCACTTTCGTACCGCATCATTTTGCGGCGAATCTGCGCGCCACGCGACGGAGTCGCGTCGTCTGGCGTTTCGTTTTTCATAAGCCCTCCAGGGGTCGGATGTGATTGTTTAGCGCAGGCCCGCAGCTTGCACGCGCTCCGCGTAGTCAAGCGCGTACTGCCGCGAGCGGCCGGCGAGTCCCGCATGGTATGCCGCACACGCTTCCGGCCATGATCCGGTCACATTGTAAAGCCGCGTCAACCATGCGCGCGTGAGCGATTCAGCAAGCACCGGGCAACGGTGCGCGCGCTCGCGTTTGCTGCTGACGCGCATGTCAGCCAGCACGGCGGGCGACAACTGCCACGGCCCCACCTCGCCGATCGCGCCACGCTTCCATGCTCCGCGCACGTCGCCAATCTCGCGCCAATCGGTGCCCGTCTCAACCGCAGCGATGCCGCGAATTACCCACGCCGGGACGTCGGCGCTGTGTAGGCTAGCGGCGGTTGCTGTAAGCAGCATCACGCCTAGCGCGATTGCCGCCAGAAGCGCCTTGGCGATTTCGCTACGACTCATGACAGCATCCGCGCGACGAGCAAGCCGCCAAGGACGCCGGCAACGCCGGCAAGCATGTAGACCAAGCCGCGCAGCGCGTCAGGTTCCGGCTCTGGCTGCGGTTCTGCTTTCAGCGTCACGTAGACCGGGCGACGAAAGCCCGACGCGCCGTCATCGGCCAAGGTGCGGTACTCGTCCAACATTTTTTCCAGGTCCGCGCCGCAGTTGGCGCAGATGGTCGCGCCCTGAACGTGCACCCAATCGTGGCCGCAGGTGTCGCGCTTGATCGCGCCGCGCAGGGCGGCGAGGCGTTCGATCATTGGGGCGGTAGGGTCGTAGGGCATATGGCCTCCGTGGGCGCTGTGGGTTATTTGGCTTTACGGCGACGAGCGCGCAAGCCAGCGGCTAAGAGTTCGTCAACCACGCTAGCGCGCGTGCGCTTTTCGCTAGCCTCAATCTTGGCAATCTCTGCCAGCGTTTCGGCGGTCGTGGTCGTGGTTAGTCTTGGTCGCGTTCTCATACGGGGCAACCTAGCAAGCTGATTCGGATTGCAAGTGCGACTTGTGCGACACGTGCGACACGAAGCGCAAGCCCTTTCAGCTAGCCCACTTACCAAGTGGGCACTTGCTGAATTTGTTTTGCGGCTTGCCAAGTCCAGAGCACCCGCAACCGCCAGAGGCAGTGCATTTGCCTTGCCAGCGGTCGCACGAATCGCACGCGATTTGCCGCGCTTTCTGCGTTTCTTCGTCGGCTTTCATTGGCTCAGGAGGCGCAGCGCGTATGGTTGGCTCCCATATCTGCGTGCCGTTGCCAATGCGCAAGCGCCCAATCCCAGCACGAATGTCGAGCGGTTCGCCTCCCCATCCGTTAGCCAAGAGCCAGCGCACCAAGCAATCCAAGCGGTGCCGCTCTTGCGCCGGCGGGCAGCCGGCTTGCTCAAGCAATGCTGAAAGTTCCGTCATCGTTTACCGTTACCGTGGCGCGTAGCGTCGTCGCGCATGTTGCTGCGTTGGATGAAACCGCTTTCGACACATAGTCTGGATCGGCGTCCGGAAGCGCGTTGAATGCGTTGTATTTCTCTCGCCCTACTCCGATCGTTCCGGAATATGCGCCAGCCGTTGCCGTGCGGCATAGGATGGTTGTTGAGCTAGTCCATACTCCGTCGCGGAGCGCCTTCCATACGTCTATTTCAGCCTGCCCGCGGCCCCATATAAAAGTTACATACGAATCGGCGGAATAGCCGCAAGCGAGGTTGTTATATGCCGAATACCCACGCCCGGCAAAATTCACTTCCAAAATCCACGAGCCGGGAATGCCAAGAGTTGCCGTGAAGCAGATAAGCAACTTACCGAGGCACGCCGGCGAGCCGAACGGGTCCGGCGCGCGCCAATCGATGTCGCATCCGGCTACGGTTCCGTCTATCGGCGCAAGAAGCGACGTACCCATATCAATACGCCGCAGACGCCAGCATCAGCATCTTTTTTGCCACGCCCGCGTCGCAAACGTCAATCTCGCGCAAACGTACATCGCGCGATGTTCCGACGAAGTGCGACGGGTCAATGGTGACGGTGTTGCTGCTGGGGTACGTGATCGTCACCTTGCCAGCCGAATCGATCTGCACGCGCGCCGTTGCCGAGTGATAGAAATCTAGCGCGCCGGCAGCCGTGACTTGGAAATACTGCCCCGATCCGAAGGTAAATTTGACGCCGTCGGTTGAGTCTACCGTAAGGTCCTTCACCGACGTAAGGTTGACCGACAAGTCGCCGCCGCCCGCGCCCGGCGTGCCGGCAACCAGCGAAAGCAAGTCGCTGCCATCATCGCGCGCCGGCAGCACTAGGCATTCACTTGCGGAAATCGAACGCACAACCGGGATTGTCATTGAGCCGGTAGTAAGTGCCCCCGCGCCCACGAGCGCGCCGGCTACCGCGTCGCTTAGGTAATAGGTAAAGCCAACGGCAGCCGCTAGCGTGATGCGGCCAGCCAACACAACAACGAAGCTAGAGCTAGTCGCGCTTTCCACGACGCCGCTATAGCGCGCGGTGTTCTCCGCGTCGGCGCGGGCTAGCGCCCATGTCCCGGCGTTGTTGTAGACTACTTGCCCGGCGGTGAAGCTATTGGCCTGCGTAATGGTCATGCGGAGACTATCGCCAGATGCGGCGGAATCTGCCGACCGCCCCACCGTCGTGGGCGCCTTCGCCGTTTGCTGCGCGACCTTCTCAACGCGCGCTTGCGTGCTGTTGAGCGCTTGCGCAACGGTGCCGCCAAGCGTTTGCGATACCGAGCCGCCGGATGCGGGCGACGATCCGCCGCCGCTCATGGCGGGCGTAGCCGGTAGCGTTGTCTGCACCGTGACGCGCGGTTGCTCGCCAAGTGAATAGTCGACCGACTCGACGGTGGTATAGGAGTCGACCACGATAGCGGGGTAGGGACCGGTTGCGCTCGCTTCCGTCACCTGGCCAATCATCGTTCCGATTGCAGCCCACGCCGGCAGGTAATCCGGTTGAGCCAGCGTTACATTGATTGACGTACGACGCCGGAACATAAAGGCCGCGTACATCGTGGCCAAGCGTTCGGCAGTCGGAAAGTCATTGCGGACAAACGTTGAAACGGTCACGCGATCGGCGGACCCATCGGCCTTTGCGCCGACGATCGTTCCGGCAACCGTGAACCAGAATTGTAGCGAATCGTCTGTGATAACCATCACGCGCCGCTCAGAGCCAACCGGCACGCCGTAGCGGTATTTGGTCACACTCACGCGCTGATCGCTTGGGATTCCAACCGTTACCGCCATCTTGGTGTAATTGAAAGTGCGCTTGAGCGAGTCAGTTTCCACCTTCTCGATTCGCCCTTGCCCATCGGATGCATCCGACCACGAGCCACGCGCGCACGTCTCCGGCGGATTGAACATCACGCGCAAGCCAGGCGTGCGCTCATCCGGCGCAACGCTTGCCGATGCGCGCTTGTAAATCGGCGTTAGCAAGTCCATGCAAACATTCTCGCCGCCACTGACGCCGGTGTCATACTTGAAAACGAGCGGGGTCAGGTACGCGGGGCGCGCCTTCGCTTCGGTCGTGCGCGAGTCCGTGCCATCACCAGAGACACCAGACAACCACGGAACGTTGCGCGAGAATCGAGCCGCCGGCAGATACGGCGAGCGGTTCGCGGCGCCCACGCTTGCCGTCGTGCCGTTCCATGAAATCTCAGGCACAAGCGCAAGCGTTGCGCTGCCGGTGCCAGGGTTCGCGGAGCGAAGCGGAGCGGCGGTTGCCGCGTTGATCGTGTGAAGCTGGAACACATCGGCCAAGTGCGCGGCATTGCGCAACTGTTCGTTGCGCGCGATCTTTTCGTCCGGCGTCAGTGACGGGTAGGTGGCGTCACCAACCGCCGCCGCGCGGTATGCTGTCTCCTGCGACGAAGACCAACCTTTGACCAAGTTTCCGTCTGCATAACTCAGCGTTACGCCAGCCAGAATGTTGTCACCCTGCACCGTTACGGCATCCCAAAGATCGTCCGCGCTTTCGGTGTAGGTGAACGATTCAACCGCTGCGGATGTTAGGTCGACGTTGACGGGCGTTGCCGTTGGGTATCCGGTGCCATAGGCCGAACCGTCATCAAGCAGCGGGTAAACAACAATATCCCAGCCGTTCGACGCATTGGGTACGACGTTCCAGCCGAAGCCATGCACGCGACTGACGAGCATGTCAATCGCGCCGCGCATGGTCACGTTGGACAGGTCAAAGACTTCCTTTGACGTCGTGTCGGCAAGGTAAGCCTGGACCGCAGCGCTTCCGGTTGCGGTCAGTGTCGGCATGCCATTGGGGCGGCAGTAGCGCAGCACATGCACCAGGCAATCATTGCGCGAGAAAAGCGCCGCGCTTGAGCACTCCGACAGCAGGTTAGCGAACACAGCAACGCCGTTCGAGTCCGTTACTTTGTTGCCAACGATCGAACCGCCGTCGCCTTGCAGGTTGAACGTCGGCGGGCTTGAGATAGCGCCCGACACGCCGCCGCTTGGGCCGGCGCGGAATCCGCCGATCTGCGTTCCGTCAAGCAGATACCCAAGCCCCTGCGCGGTAATCGTTCCGGCCTTGTCATTGCCGCCGGATATTTCGACAATCGCCCGCTGGGAAATGAATCCCCAAAAGATAACCGCCGCACGGTCAAAGGCGGTGACGCCGGCAGTCACAGCGACGTAGCAACCGACATTGCCCCAGCCGCCATCGTAGAACGTGCCCGCGCCTTCCTCGCGCCACGCGCGCAGGTAGCGGAACGAAGCAGAACCCATGCCACCGGCGCGCGTGCTGACGCGCTCTGGAATCATGCGCGGCTCATGCACGAAGGCCGACAGGTTCCACGGGTAGTAGAACGCGGAGCCAGCAACGTAAGCGGGCTGCACCCACACGCGAAACTGTGACAGCGCGTAGGTCACGGCAACGCCTCAAGCACGCAATCGACATCAATACGGAAAAGCATTTGCGCGCCCCCTGGGATAGTTCCGCCGCGCCCGGCGCGGATTGTCGCGGTGATTTCATAGACGCGCACGCGGGCGAAGTTCCGCCCCATGTCATCGGACACCGCAAGCACGCTGCCTTTATACCCTTCAAGCGTGTCAGCTAGCCCGATGGCATCGACGCGCGTACCAGCGCCCAGCCATGCGTTGATTTGCGATTTGCGCGACCGCCGGCCCGTAAGCTGCGAACCGCTTCCGGTTTGGCCGATGCGCGCGTAATCGTCTACCGTGTATTGCAGGTATCCGAGCCGACCGTGCCAGCCGTGAAGATAGACCGTGCCGATGATTGCGACGTTGGTTAGGTTTGCCATTAGGGCGAGCCTCCGAATGGTCCGCCGCCATAGTAGGCGTTCATCAACCTGTTGTAGCCTTCCATCTGCGCGCGCAGCTTTTCCGTGGCTTCGGTCTGCTTGCGAATTTCGTCGGTTAGTTCTTTCTCTGCGTCGCCGCGCTCGCTGGTGAGCTTGATGTAATCGGCAATAGCCTTTTGCACGCCGCCTTCAATGTTGGAAATGCCGAATTGATCGAGCCGCCCGCCTACCGCCTGCAAGCGCCGAATGTCTAGCGTTTCTGGATCTTCGTCCGAGCGGTCGCGCATCGCCGTGACTTGATCGAACGGGATATGGTGCCCGAAGAATTGCCCAACAACGCCAGCCGCGGCGCGGCCTTCGCCCAGCATAGACACCGGCATACCCTTGAGTGCCGAAAGCGATTCGCTCAGCGGTGCTCCGGTGATGCGTGATGCGTCATTGGCTTCCCGTAGCGCCGCCTCCATGTTGTCGGGGAAAAGCCGGCGCGCCTCAAGCACGGCCTTCGACGCATCGGCAAAGCCGAAGCGCTTAGAAAATTCGTCGGCCAGGTCGCGCGAATCGCCGCCCAGCGAGTTAAGCGCGGTAATGCTTGGCCCGAATTTTTCCGCCGCCTGGATGCCTAAGTCCGCGTCTCGCGTCTTGAGGTCGTCTAACTTCTTCGTTAGGTCGGCTACGATCTTGTCGCCTTCCGTGGCGCTTTCGATCCATTTACCGATGACGCCGATGAGCAGGCCAATGCCGGCGCCTAGCGCGGTCATCGCCGCCGTAGCGGCAACCATTGAGCCAATGCCGGCGCCCGCGCCGAGCACAGCAGAGGCGCCGCCGAAGCCGCGGCCGACGCCAAGGAATGCGGCAGCCTTGCCCGCGCGTGCGCGATCTGCCGCCGCAGCCTTGGTCGCCGCTAGCTCTGCCTGCTTGTCCGCGGCTGCCTTCTCGCGTGCCGCCGCCGCTGCGCGCCGAAGTGCTTCGGATTCCGCATTGGTGACGGTCGTGTGCGCCTTCTGCGCCGCCGATGCCTTCGCGGTCGATGCCGCCGCTTTGTCAACCTGCGCGGCTGTGGTCGCTGCGTTCGTTGAGAAGGTTATCGGAATATCGGACACAGGAACCTATCTGGCCTTGAAGGCCGGCGCGCGCCCGGTTCTGACTAGCCAGTCGGCTATGGCTTGCGCCTCTGCCGGCGCAAGTTCCACATCCGCTAGACCCCCACAGGCGAGGGCGAGGTAGCGCCTGCGGGCTGGTGTGCTTTTTTTGGGTCAAGGCCCATCATGCAAACCAAGATCGGGTCAATGTCGGCCGAAGTGATCCAGCCGAGTTCGTCGAGAATCTCTGGCGTCACGTAGTAAACGTGGCCGATCGCGTCAGCGATGAGGCTCAGAACCTCAGTGCTAAACGCGCTTACGTGTTCCTTAGACGCGAGTTGGTCAAACAACGCAAACGCGCGTTGCGCCCAATCGCTTGCGGGGTCGCCTACCTTCGCCGTTGAAAACAGGAGCTTACGCGGCGCAGCGAATGCGCTGGGAATGGTAATGGTCGCGCCGGCCGCGGTCGTGTAGTCGATGCCATCGACACGATGCGGGCGCACAAGCGCGCCTTGCTCCGGCATCTTGACGCCGCGCAAGTAGAGCAAGCCGTCCGCGCATTCTTCCCACCCGGTTGTGCCTGGCTGCGGGCAGTCTTCGCTGTCGCCCATCCATGCGATTGTGCCGCGCTTGCCGTTCTGCGTTGAGTCGCGCGTCTTCCATTTGTCGCCGCCGCGTAGGCGCGCGAACGCCGGAAGCACGCGCACCGATCCGGTGCACGTGACATCGGGTGCGAAGTAGCAAGGCATTAGGGGGTTTCCTTTTTGTGGGGTTGGACATTTACACACAGCACGTTGCGCGTGTAAGGTTCTTTCATCATAGTGAGAGACTGACAGCGCACCACTTCGCCCAGCGAGGTGCGCCCCACCCAATCGTACCAGCGAACGCTTTCCGTCATTCGCCAGGCAACCGCGAAGGCGTCGCGGTTCATGGTCTTAGCTCCAAGTGGTCGGATGGGCAGACGGGCCAGAGCAACGGAAGGTCAGAGCAACCGAGCCAATGCCGTTCGTGCCAGCCTGCGGGGTCTTGCCGGTACACACCGCGGTGGACATGGTGGCGACTTCATCGCCAACACCAGCGCCGGAGCCCTCCGCGCGAAGCTGGAACGTCACCACGAGCGCGCCGATGTCGCCCACAACGATGGACGCACAGCGGTCAATGTCGGTTGTATTGACGGTCACGTCAACGGCGATCTGATCGACGAAAACCGCCTGGACATAGGCCGACGCGTCCGTGGTCAGGTCCACGCTACTGCCGCTTTCGTTGATGGATACGTCATTGATGCCGGTAATAGCCGTGCCTTTGTAGGTCACGGTCTTAGCCCGATATGCTTTTGCGGCAGGCATTGCGCAGCCCTCCGCTAGCTAGGGTCTGCCGCTCGTGCCTGTCGCCAACTGGCGCGCAGTTGTTAGATCAGACGCGCCATGCCGGGGATCGTGTTCCGCGATACCGCCACCCGCCCGCCGGTGCCTATGGCCGCGTCGATGTGCCGGCGCATCACGGCCATAACCTCTAGCCGGTCTTGCTCGTTCGGCTCGACGGGCGAGCGCTTGGGCATCTTGGCCGTTCCGGTGTGATGGTATTCCGCGTAGTCAGGAAGCCCGGCGAAGTGGATAGTGGCCCAGCTTCCGTCTCCTGGCGTGCTTATCGTGTGCTTGCGCCCCGTTACTGCGGCGCGCAGTTGGCCATTTAGCACAAGCATGGGCAAGTTCCCGGCGCGTATGATGCTCTTTTGCGCGCCGAAGATAAGCGACGGCGTAGCGGTCTTGCCCATGTATTCCGCGTTCTTATCCAAGCGGCTACCCTGCCGCCCGCCGGTCAGCTTGCGCACGAAGTCGGCAAGCTCGACCTTGTTCGCGCGCAACTGGTCGGCGCGGAAGTCCTTCATTGCTCCTATGGTGTCTTCGTCGTCGCCGGGCTTCGCCTTGAAGATGCTAGCTTTCTTCGCCAGTTCCTTGCGCTTGGCCTTGTATTGCTTCATTTCGCTTGCGTTTAGATGGAACGCCGCGCCGCCTGCCTTGACAATCCCGCGCATCTTGGCGCGCGCGTAGTCTTCCGACAGCGGCGCCCAGCCGTACCGCAGTTGATTGCCCGCGGTGAAATGCTTATCAACAATCGGCTTTTCTCCGGCGATCCCGTTTGCGTAGGCGTTAGCGCCCGCCTGCACCGATGTACGGATTGCGTGGGATATGCGGTACAGAATGCGGACCTTGCGGTCTGCTGGTGTTTCGAATCCGTCAACCACGCAAACCCCCTGCGCTGATAATCATGCGCGCTAGTTCCCGTGCGTCACCCGCGCCCGCGTCTTTCAATGCGTCATAGACAACCGCCAGGCGGTCGGCCGGCTTGGCGTCCTTAGCTAAGGCCGCGTACTTGTTCCACGACGGCAAGTTGCCGTCGAGCCACTTCGAGTATGCGTTGCCTACCGTGGTAGGCTCAGACGGCGCGACCGCTTCCAGAATCTTTTCGGCCGGCGATTCCGGCTTAGCTACGTAGCGCATTGCGCAGCGGCAGCCGTAGCCGATCGGCGGGATAGGCGCTAGCGGGTCATCGATCCGCCACACGGTGCCGTGCAAGGCGCGGTGGCTGTCGCGCACCTTATCATCGGGCGTGCCTTCGGGATCATGCCCGCCGTCTGTGGTCGTGCACACGTACTGGAAATAGACGCTGTCAGAATCGAGCGGCCCGCCGGCCTCCGCTGCGGCTAGCTGATCCAGGCGCAAGTCGGAAAGGTCGAGGCTAAAGTCTAGCTTGATCGTCACTTATGCACCAGCGCCCTTCCTGCGTCAATGAATCCCGCTTGCACGCCTGCAAAGTAGGCTTCCGCAACCGCAGAGCCTACGCGCGTCGAGTGCTGCGTTGCGACAGCGCCCAGCGCTTCGGCGATTAGCTCGTAAGACGCTTGTCCTGTGAGCGGCAAGCCTACCGCGCGCAGCGTATCACGCCGCAGGGCATCGGCTAGCGCGTGCGCGTGCTCTGCTGCCGTCTCGCCAAGGATCGGGTACGATTGCACGGCTGCCGTGGTCGCAGGGTCGGGCGTGTAGACTAGGCGAACGCCCTTGGCTAGCTTCGTGCCTTCTACCTGCGTGCGGTATCCGACCATCAGCGCTCCAGCTAGGAGCATGTGTGCCTGCGATTCCGCTAGGCGAACGTCCTTCATCAGACCGCCAGTGAAGGCGGCATCCTTGCGAAGATCCTGCAAGTCCGCGGCAGGCTCAGCAAGTCCGCCGCGCCCGCGGTCTTCCGCTACGTCGCGCGTTGCCTTGGTTGCCGCGGCAATCGTCGACGTAGACAGCGGGCGACTAGCGGCAAGCGAGGCCTGCGCCGATAGCTTCGCCGCCTCCGCTTCCTGCTTTTCCTTCAGCGCTTCAAAGGATTCAAGCGCGCCCACGCTTAGCCCCGTGACAGGCGAATGCTGCGAACCTCAGAATTGCTGCGCTCGATTTCTTCGAAGTATTTCAGCCGGCGCACTTCGTCGGGGATCAGCGTGCCGTCTTTCAGTTGTTCCAGAAAGCGGTTGAACCGCTCGCGGTACTGCGTGACAAGCGCCCACTCTTGCGTTGCCGTGCTGTAAAGTTGCTCGCCAAGTTCTGCCGCCGCACCGAGTACGGCAATCTGCCCAAGCATCGGGCTTGCGAATGTCGCAGAGTCCATGTCCACATTATACGAAGCGTAAACGCGCTCGCCGGCTTGCAGCGTGCGACCACTGTAGGTGATTGACCCGTTCGTGACGTTTACCACGTATTCAGACGCCGACACTTCGTTATAACCAAGCGTCGGCTTCTGGTACCAGCAGGAGTCTAGGTAGGTGTCGCCGTAGGCCCCGCCCAGCGGTGGCAGCATGGGATAGATCCACAGATGGACCGAGCCGGAAACAACGGGCGCCATGCCGAGCGAGAAAGACGTTTGTCCCTGCGTGGCGTAGCTGACAACCTCTTGCGCGTCGACCGTGGTCAGCGATCGGAAGACGGCAGGCGTGAGGCTCGCGGCGATTTCAAAGACGGCACGATCCAGCGCGCCCTCAATGTTCGTCGCGCCGTTCGCGCCGCCGTTGTCATAGTCGGCGGTAACGGTGCCGGGGTAGAGTTTCGTTACATCGGCGGCGACCTTGCCGAAGCGGTTATATTTACTCACGGGTATACCTCATAATCGTTGCGGCCGAAAGTGTGCTGGACTAGGATTGTGGCATCGCGCGACAAGCCCCACGGGCCGGGGATGAGTTGGCCCAACTCGTCATCGCCTAGCGCCATGTAGTTGTCCGCGGATTCATCGCGGATGCACGCAAGCGCAGCGGCTAGGATTGCCTCTAGCATATTTGCCGCCGCTTCAAGGTCGCGCCCACCGCAGTGTGCGCGGATCAAGACGCGGCTGGTGAGCGTGCCGCCCTCGCGGGTGTCTTGCGTGAAGCCCTGCGAGGTAACGTCAAATTCGATAAACGGCAACCGCCCGCGGCTGCGCCCGTTGAGGTAGCCGCCAAGCCCGCGGAATACGCGGGGCGTGTCCGTGCTTGCCCATGTGCTTGACGCGATGCCGGCTTGTGCGGCGACGTTTGGCGAGCGCAGCCCTTGCGCTACGCGATCGGCTAGGGTTGTGCCAGCGGTAGCCATTAGGTCACCGTCCAGCCAGTTTCGACCTTGACGGGTACGTGCTCAACCGGCAGGCGCTTGCCGCTTAGCGTGATTGCTAGCTCAATGTAGGCGACGTCCGCGGGCGACAGCCCGGTGGTCTGCGCGGCGCTAAATTCGACCACGACAAGGCCAGAGCCCCATGCCGCGCCCGCAGCCGCAGCCGATTGCGCGGTGTCTGCGATTAGCTCGCTGGTCTTCGCGGCATTCACCAGCGATGCCTTGATGGTCGCGGCGCTCAAGTCTTCGTTGGCGCCATCGACGCGAACGCGCAGCGCAACCGCGACATCGTAGCCGCTGCGGATCAAGGGAACGGCCATTAGTCCTCCACCGTTAGGGTGCGGGATGAATCAAGCGAAGCGATGCGCGGGCGCCACTCATGGCTTGCGGTGCGATCGGCAGACGCGCCGACCGAGCGGAGCGCGCACGGCAAGGCCTCGCGCTGTAACTCAAGCGACACGCCGCGCAGCGATTCCGCGGCAACCGCGCGCTTGGGCATTGTGACTGCGGGGCGCAGCGACTCAAGCGACACGGAGCGAACGCCGGCCAGCGCCAGCGCGCGGCCGGCTTCGGCAAACACCATGCGCCGGCGTTCGGCCGTTAGCCGGTATCGCTTTTTGACACTCGTACCCGTGCCGCCGCTGCTGGAACCGCCCCACCAATTAGACCGGAACCAATTAGACCGGAACCAATTAGCGGCATTCCACATGGATCAGGTCGCGTCGTAGGTTGCCGCCGTGCGGTTGCCGCTGCTGTCGGCGGTACCGTTGATGCGGGTCTTGGTGGCGTCGGTCAGTGCCTTGATGTTTGGCGATCCAGGTCCGCCGCTCAGCAGACCGGCAACAGCCGCAGCGATGATTCGCAACATCTCCGCTGTCGAAAAACTACCATCCGGTCCGCTTTCCGCTGTGGCGGCAAGCACGGCGGCGGCGATTGATTCCGGCGTCAGTTCGCCAAGGTCTTCCGTGGTCGCCGTCATGTGACCCAATCCGATGGGTTGCGCGGTTCCCGTGATCACGATTGCCGCGGTTGCATTGGGCAATGCCAGGGCGTCGACGTTGGCAACGGCGCCAATTGTCACCGTGCCGGACGCATCGCCCGACAACGTGCCGACCAGGTCGCCAACTCCGTTGATGGTGATGTTCGACAACGCCGCGCCGCTTGCGATCAGCTCACCGATGCTGGCGGCGTCGATGGTGATGGTGCAGGTGGCCGTCCCGTCACGCCCCAGTTCGCCAACCGCTGACCCGGCGACTGTGATTGTGGTGTGGCGGTAGGTCGCCATTGCGCCAGCGGTCACAGCAGGGCAAACGCCGCCGCGCTGTGGCGCCGCGTAGCCGACCGGCGCGGACGCGGTGCGCCCGAATCCGTTTGCGCGCATGGTCACGGCGGCCCATGTGTGCGCGGCGTTGGGTGCCATGAAGGCGCCGCCAGGGCGGCATCCTGTCATGCTGTCGCGGTGACGATTGGGCCGCAACATGTCAGCCCCAGCCGAAGTCTAGGTTGCCCATGAACACGGAGTTTGCCGCGGTCGCTGCACCCGCAAAATACAGCCACGACAAGCACGCGCCGTCCGGGATCGGCGGCAGGATCGGGGTCGGGGCAAAAAACGAACGCTCGGACGGCGTGCCGACCGCCATCAGCGGGATCATCGTCAGCACCTTGGCCAACACAATGCACCCGGTGGTGGTGGTCGATCCGGTGTAGGCGGTCGAAAGCTGAAAGGAGTTGACGCGCTTGATACCGGTGTCGCCCGCGTTGAGCGGCAGGAACGGACCGTGATGGTTGGCGGCCGGCGCACAGTGGACGATCTTGGAAACCGGCGGAATGCCCGCGGCGCCCGCGGTGAAGTTGATAGTGCCAACGCCGGACAGTGCCGCGTCCACATCGCTCTGGTTGCGGTAGTTGAACCCGCTCACAACCGGAGTGGATGCCGGCGTGCCGCCGCTTTGCGTCGTGCACACGATGAAGGGACGCAAGCCCACGCCGCTGGTGTGGCGCGTCAACGTGGTGCCGTTGGTCAGCGATTGCAGCGATGTGCTCCGGAGGTCAACGCCAGGGTAATAGAGCGCAATGTCGACCAGGATCAGCACGCCGGGCGCGGAGTTCGTGCCGACCGCGACCGCTAACGAGTTGAGGATGTGCTTCACGTCCGCCGACACGTTGCCACCGTGATATATGCCCCACCCGGTCGTTTCGGTTGGGACTTGCGCGGCAAGCGCCGTGCCGGTGTAGGTGTTCGCCGCCGGGACGCCGGTAGTTAGCGACAGGTCGTAGGCGTTGCCCGCGACGTGCGCCGCCGCACCCGACAGCTTGAACCAGGGCGTCGAGAATAGTTTGCCGGCGGCGAGTTCTGCCGCGATGTCATCAAGCGAAGTGTAAGACATGAGTTACCCCCAAACGGTTTCTACGTAGCCAGTGAGCGGGGACGGCGACGCCGTCGTGGTGCCCATAGCGATGAAATGGATGTACGAGTCCGCGCTGATGTCCGGCAGTGCCATGCTTTGTTCCGCCGTGAAATCAATTTCAAGCGGCGCCGCGGTTCCTTCATGCATGCCGAAGGGTGCGCCGAGCGGATGGCATATTACAAACGCTTGAATGCCGCCGCCTGGCGTAAGGGGCTCGACGCTTTCGATGGAGCGCACGCCTTTGTCATCGCCGAACCACGGCAGGTATGGGCCACATGGGAGCGACGTGGCGACAGCAACCGGAGCAGATGAGCACAGCGTCCCGGCTGCCGCGTCCAGGCTCAGCGTCGCCGTTACTTGGCGGCCCGCCACGCCGTCGCTGTTGGTGTACGTGACCCGCACGCCAACCGCGCTGGTTCCAACGCCTTGCGAAACGACCATGATCCGGCATCCAACGCCGCCATTGTAGCGGGTGACAGGGGCCGATTGGATCATGTCTTGGTAGCCGCCGTCGCCGTCAACAAACGGGTAGTAGAGGCAGATGTCATGCAGCCAGAACGTGAGGCGCCCCGTTGCCGTTGGCGGAATGAGCGTCACGCCCTTGATGTACTTCGTTAGCCCGGTAGCCGGCGCCGGGCCTATGTCGATGCCATCGCGTGCCGCCAACGTTGCGCCCACAAGCGGAGCGCTCGCGTAGTAGTTCGCCACGGGAATGCCCGCGCTGTACGATAGGTCCGCCCACCGGGATGCCGTCATTGCGGGACCAGCACGGCGGACGAACCCAACCCACGTCCGCCCCTCTAGCACGGCGTCGCGCGCGTCAAAGCGGTTCGCAATCATCGTTACTCCGCGGTGACGGTCACGGTGCCGATGTCGAATTGCGGGCGGATGTTCAACGACACGGGGAGTTCGTCGCCAATCGTGGCGATCACTGCCATGTTTACCGGGCCGCTCGCCGTGTCGACGATGACAGCGGCGCGGGCGTACTGCGTGGCGCCGCCGTCCGTGCGCTTGCCAAATTGGATCAAGCCGGTGTTGGTGCGGGAACTACCGCCAGTCGTCCACGCGCTCGACTTCGTTAGGGCTACGCGCGCATAGCCGGTATAGGTCAACTCGGTGGCGAGCGGGTCGGCCTCGTCCGGCGATGCCAGCGACACAAGCGCCAAGTAGGCGGTTGCACCGGCACGCCACGACGGGTCAACCCCGCGCAGGATCATGTCTAGGGTGTCGGCTTCGGCGTCGTTGTCCAAACTCATGGCTAGTGGTCCTTTGCTGATGCCATGATGGACGGCGCGCCTATCCCGCTAACTGCGGCTCAGTTGTCAGGTCGGCAACGGACACGATGCAGCACGCGGGGATAAACCAGCGCCCGCAGATTTGCTCGCCGCCGTGCGACATGACAAGTTCAATGCCGGCCGGCGTTCGGCTGCGCAGAAAGCCAATGGACTTCACCGTACACGCCGCCAGCGGTTCGGCGTCGGCTTCTTCCCAATCCATGTGGTTTGCGCTCACGGCATCAATCCAGCACACCAAAACGGGCTTGAGGTTAGGCATCTTGCATGGCCTCCTGCACCGTGATGTAGCTGCGCGAGACTAGCCCGTAGCTGTCATCTATTAGGAATGTAACCGTCCTGCGCGGGTTGCCGACGTAACCGGATTCCGCATGCCAGGCATCGGTTGCGCTGATGCTTTCCAGGTGCTCAACCGTTACGCCGTGTTTCTGAATGACCTTCTGTGAGTGGATGTGGCCAAGCAGCCAAAGGCGTTCCGTGGTTGCCGACCAATCGGCGTGCGCCTCGCAGGGCATCAAAGTGAGGTATTCATTGATCTTCATTAGCCCGTGATCGATGCCTAGCAGGCATCTTGCCGCGGCGCAGGTAGCGACGCGATCGCGGGGAGCGGTCAACGGTGATATGCGGCTGGCCTTTATACACGGCTTCCAAGATGCGCGCCGTCCAGTGCATAGACTCGTGGTCATGATTGCCGGGAATGCACACGACATGCACGCGATCGGCCATGCTGGAAAAGACCGCGATAGCTTCGTGCAAGGCTTGTATGGTGACATCCCGCACGCGCTCCGACCGGCTGTCTACGTCTAGGACATGCCCGCTGCGTTCGGTCTGCGGGGTTCTGGTGTCGGCGTGGTACCAATCGCCGCCAGCGATCAAGACAACCTCGCGCACTGGACCGCTTCGCTGCATGGCAATCTGCGCGGTTCGCACCAGCACGCGCCGCGCTATGCCCGTGTCGTAGTCTTCGCCGGTTTCCTTTTCCCAGGCGTACTTGCCGAAGTGCGGATCATAGACGGGGAAAACAAGCGTGCGCTTGTCGTTACACTGCTTGCTTGGGCGTGGCAGCTTGGGCATTTGCGCGCAAGCGCTTCACCCAAGGAGGCGGCGAGCGCCTCGATGTCTGCCGCGCTTTTGTTGAGCCGGCGCCATTCCTGAATGACGTTGCCGCGTGCGTCATACTGCACCGTAGTGCGATCGAAGCGCAGCGAATCCGGAACGTCAGTAACCACCACACCAGAGTCAGGAACCAAGCGCCGCGCGCCGGATATGCGGTCAAACCACGTCTTGCGCGATTCGCCACGCGAGCGCGCGATGGCAGCGATATTGAACCCGTGATGCGCCCACAGCGCCAGCCATTCGCGCGCCTGCTGTTCCGTTAGGCGGACATTGCGGCTCATGGCTCGACCACTTGCGGCGCGGCTATCCACCAGCCTTCAAGCAAGCGGACCTTGGTCCTTACCCACCGTTGATCCGGTCGCTGCACCCATACCTCGACCGCTGTCTCCGTTGCTACTCGATGTGGCACCGAGTGGTCGGGGATTGCCGCTCGCGTCATGCAGCCGCAACACAGCAGCACGAAGGCGAGCAGCGCGAGCGCGCGCAGTTGCATCGGGGGATTCCATGTCTGCGGCCGATATGTCGGCCTGGTGCTCAAGCCATGCCTTGAAAACGCCTTTAGCAATCGCATATGCGATAGCCTCAAGCGCGCCGGTCACTTGGCCCCGACGCTTTCGCTGCTAACCGCGTTGTCACGCGCGAAGAAAAGCGCAACCGCCATGAAGATAGCGGGCACGACGGCTTCCCAATTTGGGACGGTAGCCGGGTCGCCATCAAGCAGGGCGTTGATTGCGGGGACGATGACGGACGTCAGCCCGCCAGCGCCAAAAATGGTAGTGCGCCAAGACTTCACAAAGCCTCCAGGGTTATGGGTATTTGCTGACGTTGTAATGTTGCCGAATGTCCCGCAGATCGGCTCGCATTTCGGTCACGATGTTTTCCAGCGATTCAACTTTGAGACTCATCCACGTTGCCCATACGCCTGCGCCGAAGGCAAACCCGATGAAAGCCCCAAGCGTTGCCCACGTCGTGCGGACAGGCGCTTGCGGGCTTGCGTCGAATCCGTTCGGTCGATTCACGCCGGTTGCTCCGGTTCGCCCGGTTTCTGCGCTTCTGCCAGGTGCGCTTTGACCGCGGCAACGTCAGACCAAAGCTCGGCCATCTGTTCCGGCTCCGCGGTGTAGGTCTTACCGCTCAGGGCATGAGCGGCCAAGATCATAACGTTTTGCAGGGCTTTAGCTGGGATTTCCATGTGTGGGGTTTCCTTGGCTCTTTCATGCGGTGAAATGCGCTGCCCTCAACTGGTGGCCAGTCGTTATCCGTGCAAGCCATAGCTCCGCAGATCGTCAATCAACGCCTTCA